GGACTATATCGAGTCTCAAGACAGACTTCGAGTTACTTGGAGTTGCTCACCAAAACTTTCAGTATCAGGTGAGATTTGGGATGATACTATCAAGCCTGAAATTGCTAGGTCTTATTATGATATTCCTAACAGTGATCTTTACTTTAAATTTGTGGTCGCTGATGCAGTTGATGTGGACGAAGTGTCTCGTGCCGTTGTGGAATATCGCAAGGCGGGCATTGAAGTCCCTGTATACGTCATGCCGCTTGGCGGTCACTCAGACGAGTATCAAACCAACACCAAGCAAGTCGCAGAACTCGCAATGGAAAGAGGCTGGAGATATACACCAAGACTACACGTCGACATCTTCGGCAACGCCTGGGGAACTTAACGACGAAGTAGTAGAAAAAATTAGGAGATATATGTGAAGGATATGCTAGATAAATTAAATCCGTTTAAAAAGAAAGAAGTTACAAAAGAAAATTTTCCGAATCTTAGTGCTAAAGAACTTGCTACTAAGAAAGGCGAACCTTTTGTTGAAGTAATTAATACTCACGTTAATCCAGAAAACATTAGAAACGGTTTTTTTGAATTAGATTGGAATAATGAATTTATTTTGGAATTAAAAAGATCAGGTTATGGATATGATGGCGATCCAGAAGAACAAATTGTAGATAGATGGTTTAGAGACATTGTTAGTCAAATGCTTGCAGATGACGGATCAGCAGATGTAAGAACTGGTTATATTAATATCAATCCTATCGATAAAGGCAAATCGGAAGTATCCTAATGCGTGACGATTTAATGGTTCAACAGCAAGTATCTACAGTATGGCAACATATGGTAGGTGTTATTTGTTTAAACCAAACAAATCGTAAACAAGTAAAACGTGTATTACCAAAGCTATTTTTTGTATGTCCTACTCCAGAAGACTTATTAAGAACGCCCGAACACATTATTAAAAATATTATCCAACCGTTAGGTATGGTTAATGTGCGTGAGAAACGTTTGCGTAAAATGAGCGAAGATTACTTGACATGGGATGGAGAAGATGCTACTATATTATACGGTATAGGAAAATATGGTAGTGATAGCTATCGTCTTTTTTACAAGAATGAGATCCCCAACAACATCGGTGATCATGAATTGAAACGTTATGTACAGGAAGAATTAAATGAAAACATACATACTAGTTGATACAGCAAACACTTTTTTTAGAGCCCGTCATGTTGTTCGTGGTGATGTAGATACTAAAGTTGGTATGGCTCTACATATAACTTTTAATTCTATTAAAAAGGCATGGCAAGACTTTAATGCAGACCATGTTGTGTTCTGTTTAGAAGGTCGTAGTTGGCGTAAAGATTACTATGAGCCTTACAAAAGAAATAGGCAAGAAGCCCGTGATGCTCTAACTGAAAGAGAACAAGAAGAAGATAAAGCGTTTTGGGAAATCTTCGACGAATTTAAAAATTACGTTACAGAAAAAACTAATTGTACTGTAATGCGCCATCCGCAACTAGAAGCAGATGATTTAATTGCTGGTTGGATACAAGCACATCCTAATGACAATCATGTTGTTATTAGTACTGACGGTGACTTTGCACAACTTATTGCACCTAATGTAAAACAATACAACGGTGTTAGCAACACCACAATTACACACGAAGGCTACTTTGACGATAAAGGCAAGCCTGTTATTGATAAGAAAACAAAAGAACCTAAACCTGCACCTGATCCTGCATTTATGCTATTTGAAAAGTGTATGCGCGGCGATACTAGTGACAATGTGTTCTCTGCTTATCCGGGTGTACGCAAGAAAGGCACTAAGAACAAAGTCGGACTTATTGAAGCATTTGAAGATAAAGCAACAAAAGGCTACAACTGGAACAACATGATGCTACAGCGTTGGGTAGATCACGAAGGTGTAGAGCATAGAGTGTTAGATGACTATAATAGAAATGTAATTTTATGTGATCTAACTGCACAACCTGCGGAGATTAAAGAAATAATCTCTGCAACTATTGCAGAGAATGCTGTGCCAAAAGAAGTAGCACAAGTAGGCGTTAAACTAATGAAATTTTGTGCATTGTGGGATATGCAACGAATTGCAGACAATGCGCAACACTTTGCAGAACCGCTTAATGCAAAATATATAGCATGAGAAAAGAAGAACTAGTCTATCTTTTTAATAAATTAAACAATGAAGACTCAGTTGGACAGATAACAGCAATAGTGTATGATGCAAACGATGGTCAATTTATTACAGATAGTATTAGATTAGACATGGACGGTGGAAGATTAATTATTGCACAGAAAGGGTGTAACAACTACGAGCGTAATAAAAAAAATTGGAAACAAGAATTGGAATTTTATAAATGAAAAAGATTAAAGCAAAAACAGTTTTAAAAGATAAATTTTGGATCATTGAAGAAAAAGGAGAAAGACTTGGAACTCTTTCTGCAAACGATGAAACTTTTTTGTACAATAGTAATGCAGGTACTAGAGTCTTTAGTGATCTTAATAAATTAAAAAAACATTTTGATTTTGAAATAGAATTTAGTTCAATAGATATAAAAGAGCCCGAACCTACAAAAGAAGTATATGGCTTTCCTACAAGTTGTACACCTTACAACGAGCTTTATGATGTTAGAAGAAAACTTCCGTTGTTTACAAAAAGCACAAAATCTAAAAGTCTTTACTGTGCAGGATACTATGTTATAAAGTTTGATAAAGGCTGGGTTAAAAGTTTTTGTCCAAAACTAATTACTGTTGAAAGATACAAAACTAACGGTCCGTTTAAAACAGATCTAGAAATGAGACAGGAGTTATCACGTGTCAACTCAAAATGAACCATTAAACACTTCTGCAATCCAGCTGTTTATACAACAGACAAAAAACGCTGATGCGTCTAGAGCTAAAGAAGTTAAATTAGATATAGCCCAAGCAAAAAATCTTGCATTTACATTAGGTATTGTTATGTCTAGATTAAACGGAAATTTAGAAGAATTATTAGTTGCAAACGCTAGAGGAGACAACGAAGTAATACAAGTAAACGTTGATCAAGGTCAGTGGTAAATTTAGATAAGAAAGCTCTAAAAGAATCCATAGCTGATACAATCCTTGCAACAATAATCAGTTTTCCGCTTAATGTTATACTTTTGTCTATTGCACGGTCAATGAGTTTGAATGTTTTAGAAACTGCAATTTTTATCACTATAGTGCTGTTTAATATTGCTGTTGCACGTAAGTATTCAGTAAGAGTATACTTTAAAAAACGAAAAAACTATTAAAAAAGAGATAAATATATACGTAGTTAATTAATAGGATTACGTATATGTCAAGACCAAAACCTAACGTATTACTAGAATACGTCAACAAAAAAACTTATAAAGCAGAACAGATACTCGAAGCCGAAGCTATCTGGGCAGTATTTTATCAAGGTAAGCCTTTTAACTTAAAATCTTCCAATGTGCTAACAAGTTATCCTGGTCCTAAATATAAAAAAGTATCATTTAGCAATCCTGGTCATGCTATTAATCTTGCAAAAAAATTGAATACAATGTTCAATTGCGAAGATTTTGCAGTATACGAGTTAACTACAGGCAACACACTAAAATAACATGAGTTGGAAAGAAACTTACACAAAAGTTTTTTTACGCCAATCTGGCAAATCTGTAAATGAACTAGCAATAAAAGAGTATATGCCTGTTTGGTGGCAAAACACTAGATCAAAAGATAGTGGCGGTTTAAGACTAACTGATGAAGGATTTCGTTTTGTAGTTGAAGATCTTGAAATACAAACCTACGAAGTTCCTTTTCCTCCTGATTTTCATTTTACTACTAATGTACTAATATGGTTAGACCAATTTATTGATTGTCCATATTACATAAGCAGAGTAGGTATAAGTGTTCTGAACGAAAAGAAAGCACTCGAACTACATCTATTTTCAGGTGATGTTCGCAAATATGGTATAACAAAAGCTCTATCTAGACAAGAAATTGAATAATTCATAGTTGACTTCTGTCCTAATGATGCTATAATATATGTATAGTTAGAAATTAGGCACTAATTACATTTTAAAGGAGTACAATATGGAAGACACATACGTTAGGCAAATTACGCCAAAAAATATCAAAAATAGCATTAATCATGCTATCAAAAAGAAACGCCCAGTATTTTTGTGGGGCGCACCAGGTATTGGTAAATCTGACATTGTAAGGCAGATTACTAATTCATACGAAAACAGTTTGCTGATTGATATCAGATTAAGTTTATGGGAACCTACTGACATTAAAGGTATTCCATATTTTGATAGCAATCAAAACAAAATGGTTTGGGCTCCGCCTGCAGAACTTCCAGATGAAGAACTAGCTTCACAATATGACACGATTATATTGTTGTTAGACGAAATGAACTCTGCGGCGCCTGCTGTACAAGCGGCAGCATATCAGTTAATCCTCAATCGCAGAGTTGGCACATACGTTTTACCAGACAATGTGCAAATGATTGCGGCAGGTAATAGAGACGTTGACAAAGGCGTTACATATAGAATGCCTGCTCCGCTGGCTAACCGTTTTGTTCACTTGGAAATGGTTGCAGACTTTGATGACTGGTTTGATTGGGCTATAGATAACCGTATTCATAACGATGTTGTGGGCTACTTACAGTTTAGTAAAAAAAGTTTATATGATTTCGATCCTAAATCACCGTCTCGTTCATTCGCAACACCTCGTTCTTGGTCGTTTGTGAGTGAAATACTAGATGATGATTTAGACGAAAACACCACTACCGATTTAGTTAGTGGTGCTGTTGGAGAAGGCGAGGCTGTGAAGTTTATGGCACATCGA